AAGAGAAATCTATTGAGATAGAAGGGGTAAATAAATTAATAAACAAACCACTTAAGGAGAAGCTTAAGTACGAAGCACAAAAGTTAAATTTCATCAAGAAGGGGAGCAGAGGATTTTTAGCACTGTGAAGGGTTATGATGCTTATCGCATGTATCTTGCCATGCGTAATCATTTTAAGACTAAAACCTACGATTTCGGAAGGAATCAATTCGCTAAGGCAAAGCAAGAAACATATGATAAGAGGAAGGACAAATATTTCTTTATAAAACTATCACGTAAATATAATGAGGAGGAGTTAGCAAGATTCTATCTGGCAAATTTTGTACAAGAGAATAGTGAGTGGATTGGTGCAATGACCGCCAACGGAGAAAAGAACTATCTCGACTATATAAGAAAACTACAGTCCTTATCATATATTTTCCAGAGCGACGCACGTATAATGAAAGAGTCATGTAATGACTTTAATGACCTATTCACTGGCAAACCACACCCGACCTTGATTAAATTGTGGATGGGTGGTAAAATACAATTAGAGTCGGTGGTTATAATGGAAAAGATGTTTGAGTTCTGTAAAAGTGTGACTGCTACAGATCCAGTTTGGCAAGATGCTAAATCTAAGATCATGAAGTACGAACCTTTACTGAAGACATCTACCGATAAGCACCGTAAAATTCTCAAGGAGCTCTACCTATGAAATTCTTCGAGTCTGACGTAGTTCAGGACGAATTAAAAAGAATGCAAGACCTATACGTTGACATCAATCGTATGGGGATTATACTGACAGTAGACCAGAAGATTCAACAACTGATCAAACTGTTAGAACTCATAGACTTACAACAGACAATGTTTATGCGTGTCACTCTATCTGACAGACCAGAAGCAAAACGTATTCTGGCACAGGTTCGTGAAGCAGCAACATTGTTAGGTATGAAACCTGAGCATGTAAATACCACCTTCTACAACCAGTTGAAGGAACAGGTAGAAAAAATGATCGAAGAATTGGAGGCAGCAAAGTGATCGCTACTATTATTATCGTTGTTCTCATTGTAGCAACAGCAGCACTCATTCGTTATTATGACCCACATTGAACTAACTGAAGAAGAATGGGAATGTGTTAGGGTATGTGTAGCAAACGCACCCATACCTTACGACATAACCAAAAAGAAAATACCTGGTGATATCCTAGCAAAGATAGGACAACCCAAACGTGAAAAACATGAAGGCATTGCCAAGGTAAAATATGATTTGACACCTTATGGAATTTTTGACAATGACTAAATCTGAACTAATACATTATAGATTACAAGCTATGCTACGAGAGAATAGTTTTAGTGATCTATCATACCTAGGAATACGAGATGATGTTCACTGGTATAATATAGGTGGTAATGAAGTACCAGTTGATGCTATTGAAGAATTGGAGAGTGTTGAAGAATGAATTTGTGGAAGAACTGGAAGGAAGCAGTATGGGAGACATTCCCTGATCTAGAGTATCAAAATACATGGGCAGAGTGGGAAGGCAAAGGCACTAATCTAACTGCTAAGATATACAAGAACAAACACTTTATTAAGTCTAGAGAAGTAGATATATGGAGTGACAAGACGCACGTATATAATACAATAATATATCCTAACACTGGAGCAAATCTACCTTGCTTTGGTATGGATCTCATGGGGTTCACACAGAAGAGAGTCATCATAGTATTTGACTTCCAACACCCTACAGAGAAGTATCTCTTTGGTGTAGATGATCTACCAAAATGTACTGAGAACTATCGTTTCTTTGAACGTGGTAATCATTTCTCAGAGAACATATATGTCAGATATTGCCCGATGGATGAGGTAGATCAGCACCTCGACACATTCAAGAAGTACTTGACAAAATACAAAGAGATGATAGAATTAAATCAACCGAAAGGGACAGACACGAATGTGTATAAGGACTTTGATACTTATATGACTCGATTGGATCCAGTGGGTCCTTACTTAGCACAAAAGTTTGGCAAGGAAAAGTCTGAAAGCCTTGTCAACGACTTTCTTTTCTGCTATAAATAGAACGTACGACTACACAGTACAATACAAACAATACGGAGAATACAATGTCTTTTGCTTCACTTAAAAAGTCAAGTTATACTGATCTGCTTTCTAAGGCAGAGTCACTAAACAAGACCGAGGTCAGAGGTGCCGACGAGCGTCTTTGGAAACCAGAAGTAGACAAAGCGGGCAATGGTTACGCAGTAATCAGATTCCTACCCGCACCCGATGGAGAAGACCTTCCATGGGCACAAGTTTGGAGTCATGCCTTCCAAGGTCCTGGTGGATGGTATATTGAGAACTCTCTCACAACTTTAGGCAAGAAGGATCCAGTATCGGATCTTAATAGGACATTATGGAATAGCGGTAGTGACGCTGACAAAGAAATTGCTCGTAAGCAAAAACGTAAGTTATCTTACTACAGTAATATCTACGTCTTACAAGACCCTGCTAATCCACAGAATGAAGGAAGAGTATTCCTTTATAAGTATGGTAAGAAAATCTTTGACAAACTTACCGAAGCAATGCAACCTGCATTTGCTGATGAGACCCCTATCAACCCATTCGATTTCTGGAAGGGTGCTGACTTCAAGGTGAAGATCAGAAAGGTAGAAGGTTATTGGAACTACGACAAGTCTGAGTTTGCTGAACCAAGCACACTTAAGGGATTTAGTGATTCAGAGTTAGAAACTCTTTGGAAGCAACAGTATAGTCTTACTGACTTTACTGCTCCTGATAAGTTTAAAACTTTTGAAGAGTTAGATACTCGTCTACAGACAGTTCTTAGTACTCAACCAACTCGCAGAATACCAGACGCTGAGTTGGAAGATGAGTCAGAAGGAAAATATAGAGAGGTAAAAGGTGCTACTGAGATAGCAGCATCCGCAGCTCCATCCTTCAAGTCGGCATCTGCTCCAGTAGAAGAGGAAGATGACGCATTATCCTACTTTGCTAAACTTGCTAACGAATAACTATGAAGATCTTCATTGATTCCGCTGACGTATGGGCGATTAAAGACGCATACGAAACAGGTCTTATTGATGGTGTAACAACCAACCCTACCCTTATTATGAAGAGTGGCAGACACCCAGAAAAGGTGTACCAAAAACTCAAGGACATGGGAATCGGTGATATCTCTATGGAAGTCGTGGGCAATGCTGAAACTATGATCAACGAAGGTCGTAGATTGAAAGCAAAGTTTGGTGACTGTGCGACAATCAAGGTTCCGTGTACACCAGACGGACTCCTTGCTTGTCACACTCTTTCAAAAGAATTAATTAGAGTAAACGTAACACTTATATTCAGCACAGCACAAGCAATCCTAGCAGCAAAAGCAGGGGCAGCATATGTCTCACCTTTCGTTGGTAGATTAGAAGATAACTCTCACTCAGGTGTAGAAGTTGTTCGTTCTATTGTGGATATCTACAAGAAGCATGGTATCTATACTGAGGTATTAGCAGCATCTATTCGTGACGTTGCTAAGGTTACACTCGCATTCTGGAATGGTGCTCATATTTGTACCATACCACCAAAGGTATTCACTAAGATGTACGATCATGTGTTAACAGACGCAGGATTAAAAATCTTCGATGAAGACCACAAAACCACCTTCTCTACTGAAAGAGTCGGTGGCGATATGGATGCTCTTGGTGGTAGTGAAATGCAATATAATTTTACAGACGATGGATTCACTTACACCATCGACACACCTGAGACACAAGGAATTGTTGACTTTGGTGACTTTGATCCTGGTGTAGGATTTAATCCTTAGTCTATTTTAATATCAGCTTTACTCTGACCAATAACGGTTGAACCCGCCCGATGTAGAGACGAGACGTAAACTCTTACGAACTCCTCTATGTAGGCGGGTTTTATTACGTTTATTTTTTCTTTCTCACTATTCAATCTCTCTTCATACTGATAGTATGTCACAGGTGATACTGGATTTACAGTTACACCCGCAGACGCTGTGCCATCATAGTATGTGACCTGATAGTTAGATGGAACTCTGAGTCCTGCTTTAACAATCTTACGACCTAAAGCATCTGTAACTTCAGTAGTTTCATACATCATCACAGCAGCAGGATTTTCATACTTAGCATAAACATAGTCATTCAATGCTGCAGATGTTCTTGGCCACTGGTCATGATAGCTAGTAATATCATTTACTACCATTATACACCACCCAAAATCTACTCTCCCAT